ATGGGCACACCACGACTGAGAGGCCGAATGCGTTGGCTGACAGCGTGCCGGGGGCGACGTTGCCGAATGCGTTCATTGGGCCGACCTGTGGGAACAGTGGACGGTCAGCGGTGTCGCTGAGCTGTCCGAGTGCACCCCAGAACGAAGGCGATGCGAAAAGGTGGGTTGGCAGGTGCGTGCTGGCGTTGAGGATGGTCTGCGACGCGCCGTAGATCCATGCTGCCCATTCAGCCGGGTCAGTTGTGTCAAACGCGGCGCGCGTGGTGGTGATGCCAGCCTTGAGCGCAGCTTCTACTGCGTCCTCGGTCTGCTTGCCGTATTCACGTGACATGTCATCCACGAGTGCACCCAAGACTTCGGGTTCGCTCCAGTCAATGTCCTCCTCGGACAACTTGACGTAACCGCCGTACACAGCCTTGGTGACGTTTTCCTTGGCAACGACAAACGTGCCTGCATCAAGCGGTTGGTTTTCGCCATTGCTGGCACCAATCGTGGTGTGCGTGGTCACCTTCGGGCGTGAGAACACTTTGCCGCCACCGGGCATTGCGCGTGCACCGATTGCATCGATGACTGGGCGACGACCGATCAGGTTGTTGTACACCGGGCCAAGAATTGGCGTTGGCAGAAGGCCGGGCGTGTCAGTCGTGACAACATCAGGTGCAGCAGCCTTCAGATTGGCGAGGAACTCAGCGGCAACTGCGCCACCTTGGCACAGTTTGCTGATGTATTCGCCAGCGGTTGGCATGACGAATTCTTTCTTTGGTGCAGCGAACAGCATTTGTGGTGCTGGTGCTGGTGCTTCTACGGATGCTTCGACCTTGACTTCGGACATTGTGGTTGTCTCCTCTTGTGGTTCGGTCGCTGCAACCTCTGTAATCATAGCGCCCTTGAATGCAGGTGCCGTGACAAGTGATAATTCTACCCAGTTGGCCTTTTTGATGACCATGGTGCCGTTGTCGTCGTAAGAAGCGTCAACTACGTCAACGCCTACTGATACCGAGTCAACTGCCTCGTCTTTGATTAGCTCGAGCATGTCGTTGCCTTCGCTGGTGGCGCTGATTCGGGCCGTAAATAGCATGCCTTCCTCGGAGTCGAGTCGCCCGGTGACCACGCCTACTGGCTGCTCGGAATCGTGGTACTTGAGCAGCTTGGGCTTCTTGCCAGTGATTGGCAGTGAGCCGCGCTCAAAACGAACTCGAGTGCCGTCGCTGACGGTGGCTTCGGTGTTCCAAGGTACGGCAACACCACTGATCGAGCGTGGTGACTCGCCATCCTCAGCCAGGACAAATGTGTTTTGTGCAGTTAGGCGAATCATGAATCCTCGTTTTCTGTGTCTGGTAGCTCCCGAGTCGGTGCAGCGTTGTCCGACTCGGGAGACATTTCGTATTCCTCCAGGTATGTGTCAATGTCCAAATAAATGTAACGGCCTCGTGGCGTGATGTTGTTCATGCTCAACGTTTGCTCGATGCAGTCAATGAATGGTTTGGCACCGAATAGATAGAGGTCTTGGCGTGCCTGCTGTGCGTTCTGATAGGTCATGCCAGAACCTGACGGTGCGCCGACAAGGTATGGCGGAATGTTTGCAATGCGCGCCATTTCCAGCGCCTGATAGGTGCGTGCTTCGGTCAACTGCAACTTGCTCGGATCCATGTAGGACTCTTTCCATTGCACGTACTGGTTCAACGCAGCAATCGCATTGTTGTTTCGTGCAGCCGCAAAGCCAGCAGCAAGCTCAGACAATTCCTCGGCGCTCAAAGGCTCACCTTCCATCTGCTGCAGCACGCCGGCTGGCACCTGATTTTTTGCAAAGCGCTCGGCGCTGGTGTCAAGGTTGACGTTGGTACGAATTGATCGAGCGCCCATCGTGAGCAAGCCTTGGATTGGGCTGAGGAATTGCACGACATCGTTCGGGTCCAGCTTGTAGCCGTTGAAATAGACCTCTTTGCTGGGGCCGAACCATTGTGGCCCGGCTTGGTCACGTGTCTGCACGTCAGCTGCTGGAATCCACGTAAAGGTTGCTGGGAAGCCATTACCGAAGCGGCTGGTCACAATCCAGAATGCGCGTCCGTAGAACAGCAGGTCATCGGTCGTCCAGCTCATGATGAAGTTGCGTGTGACGTTGGGGTCGGGCTGGTGGAACCATGTGTCATCGGGCAGGTCAATTTCCTCGTAGTCGTCATCCATCCATTGCTTGGCGTACTGATGAATCTCTAGGCAGCCAACCATCGAGCAGATCAAGTCACGTGCCCGGCTGATGGTGGGAATCTGGATGGCAGCCGACCTGTTGAAGTCGGTCGTATAGGTCATGAAGTTGCCGACCAGCGGATTGCCAGCAGCGCCAGCTGCACCTATCTGTGCGTTTGTGTTGTTAGCGACTGCGCGCTTCAGTGAGAATGCCATCGTGGCATCAGTCTAGGCACTCGATGCAATCATGGGTCGGTTCACCATCGGTCGCGGCTTTGCGCACATACCGACAGCCCACACAAGACACCGGGCTAACTCAATCGGGCCACTTGATTTCTGTGACGACAACGCAATCGCGCCCGGAGTCTTGACCGCAACAGCACGCCCAACATGCTCAGCCAACATGGTTTCGCCAGTGTGATTGACGCGACCCTCATTGATGAGGTTCTTGACCATTGACGTGTAGCGGCCTATCTCCTGATAGCCGACCAGCACCCTGCGACGTTGCAGATCGGAGGGGCAGTTGGTGTCCAGTGTTGGCGTGATAGCAACTTGCAAGCCTGAGTTGGAGGCCAACTGAGCACGAATGTTATCCCATACCTGTGTCACGGTTTCGCACATGAATGCGACAGTCGCACAAAGTATCCCAGCAGTATTGGCGTTCACACGTACCGCCACGTACCTGCCATCGTCGAGCGATACTTCTACGGCGAGCACGCCACCGGGCAACGGCGGCAAATCGGTACGCAACGATTCCCATTTGCCGGGCTGCAGCCACGACAGCTCTGATTGCACCCATAGGTTCACGCTAGATCGCAGGAAGCCTGCACGGTTCGGGCCTTTGGATTCAGCCTGGACAGTACGAATGTCAAGCGTGTGCCCGAGTGCCGGGTTGGCGTACTCCCACGCCGCTTCACTCATCGGGTCAAGGTCGGGAGGTGGGCTGTACTCCGCTAGGTACACAGAATTCGTGACTTCACCTGAGTCAATGGCACGGATGCCCTGCTCACGCCACCGCAACATCGCAATGGAGTCCTCGGTGCCTGCCGTTGACCACATCGAGCACAATGGGTTGGGTCGGGCACGCTGAGTCGGCAGGAGGCCAATGTCGAGCGTCTCGGAATCAATGCCAAACACTTCGTCAGCAATGATCAGGTCAACGCTCATACCGTGACCGCTTGATGGCCTGGCTGCTTTGACGTACCAGCGCGAGTCACCAACCTTGATGCTGTTACGACCATAAGCCCACACGGCTTTGACACCGAACTTGGCTTCGATCACCGGGGCAAGGTCTTGAAATAGCGCTGTGGCAAGGTCAAGCCTGTGCGCTGTAGTCAGGATGGTTTGAGGGCCGACCTGCGTAGCGTGCTGAGTTAGCCACCAGCCAAGCAGCGCCTTGAGCGCTACGGTCTTTCCGTTCTGTCTGGCGACGGACACAAGCGATACGTGGTTGAGGAACTGCCCTTCGGCATCCACGGCAAGCTGACCGTTGAGAACATGCCTCTGCCACGGCATGAGTTCCACTCCGAGAATGCGCTCAGCCCAATCTGCAACTTCGGGGCCGTAACTCCCGGCTGCATCAGTGATGACTGTTTCAATTCGCGGCAAGTCATGACCTTTTCCTTTCCGTTCAAGAACCTTTCCTTGCGATAAAGAAAGAGATGGGCGCGGGGGCAAGGACTGATGTTGATCCAAAAAATCCTTGCGTGTTTTATTTGGTTTGCGTTTGGCTGAGGGTTTTGTTGGCTGGTGACCGGGGCGTGCGGCTTGTCGTGCTCGACCTTTGGCTGCTTTGTAGTTGGCTCCGCGTCGTGCGTTGCATGGCTTGCATGAGGGAACCAAGTTGTCTGGTGTGTCGGTTCCGCCTCTGTCGTGCTCGATCAGGTGGTCTGCTTCGGTGGCCTGGCGTTTCTTGCACCAGTGGCACCGGGGTTTATCCGCCAGGAGTTCGCGGCGTGCTTTGAGGTATGCGGTATTGGATGTGCGCTTAGGCATTGTGGTTTGGCTGACGCGCTTCGCTTGTCCTAGCGCCCTCGCGTTGCTCGGTTGCTATCGCATCCACATAGCAGAGGTAGCACACTGGCCCGGCTTCCGTG